TGCTTTCAAGATGTCGTTCTGACGATATACTTCGATACCAGTCTTAGTAGTACCATCTTTGTATGCATACTCGTTAGTCTTAACTTTACCAACTTGACCAAGATGTCTTCCTGCATCAGGATTATTCTTGTCAATATAGAAACCTTCGAAATTCTCAATAGGTTCTGTCTCTACGTTCATTACTAAGAAAGATGCGCTGGTATCATAGCTTGGTGTTTCCAATTTGATACTGTTGATCTTACATACTACATTACCAGGAGCGATAACTTTCGGCAATCCTGAACCTTCTGAGGATTTTAAATTTTTGATACTAATCATTTTTCTACTTTTAATCAATGTAAATTTCTGTCCAATTAACTTTTACAGTTCCGTCTTCTAACATTTCAGACAAAACTATCTCTTTATTACTTAAGTGCGCAGGTCTAGCTCCGCAAGCTACTTCATCTGAGGTCTTAAAACTAATAATGTTCTTCTTACCTTTACGATACAAGTAACCAATAGAATCAGAGTTTGAACAAGTAATACGTTTAAGTTTACCTGTCAAATCTAAATCTAAGGAGTTAAATTCTGAACCATTCTTCTCAAGCATTGTGTCTTTTACGTGACCTACTAAGATTGTACGATCCGCCCAAGACTGGATGTAGTTTACAACTTTAGTAAATGCTTCTCTTAAGTATGGGTAACCAGCACCATTAGGTAGACTCAATATGTTTCCATACTTGGGTTTACCATCTGTCAACCAGTTTTTACCCATCGGAGTTTTCATGTATAACTCCTCTGCATACGGTATACACATCTCTTCTAATGCAGTGATTGTGTCAATAGCTACGTATTTGTAAGGATTACCTGCGTCCTTAATAGCTTTACCGATATGCTTGATTTCTTCAACAGACTTTGCTTCAATCTTTAGAGCATCTAGATACTTAGAACCTCCTTCGAGATCTAGTATTAAACAGTTGTCTAACTGTGATAACAAAGTTGTTTTACCCGTTTTGGGTTTAGCAAAAATAATCAGGTTCTTCGGACTTGTATTCTCCGCAGGAACCTTTGCTGTAGGTAGTGTGATCTCCATTTTTATAATAATTACTTAACTAAATCATTCAACCAAGACTTGCTGCTTACAGGTTTCTTCAATAGAATCGCTGCAAGATCTCTGATAGTCATATCAGAAATAGGAGCATCATCCATCAAAGATGAAAACTCTTCGAACTCTGTAATTTCAATACCTGAACGAGTAGCAACAGTTTTAGCGGGTGCTTTAACTTTTACTAACTCACTAACAGGAATCAAATATCTCAAAGCAGAATCAGTTGTAGGTGTGGTGTCATACTCGTCTTCCCAATGAGGATTGAAGTGCAACTTCCACAATGTACGTTCTGAATCTTGTGGTACGAATTCACCAGAGACAAACTCTGTATAGAAATCAGTACCTTTACGTAACTCACTAGGAAAAAGACTAATATGTAATTCGTCTTTACCTTTTGGTCTGTACGCTAACTTTGGATAGAAGTATGCATCAGAAATATTCAATGCATCGAATACAGGTTGATGTTTTTCTCTTAGCTCAGCAACTTTTGTCTTAGAATCTACTTTTTCTGTTTTTAAACTTACACTCATATTTTAACTCTTTTTTCTTGTTGAGATGGTGTAGGCATTTCTGAAATACGCATGCGTTCAAACTCTGCTTTGAAGAAACTCATGCGAGCATCACCATTGCGACATTTCAAGAAGTGCAATACAAGCACCCGATCATTTTCTATGATATATTTATCAGGACCATAAAACCTAATCTTTTGTTTAGCAGGTCTATTAATACCAATAAGTGTATCAGCGTGTTGAAGCAACGCATCTGAACCGAAGATATCAGACTCCAGTATGTAATTACCATACTTACCGTCTTCATTCCTCTCAGGATTGTCAATACCACGATTTAACTGAGTGAGGACTATGAACGCAATAGGATATCTCCTCTTGAGTTCTGTAATCATCTCACCAAGATTATACAAGGTATCAAACTTATCCTTCTCAAATGGTGCTTTCTTTAATAGCAAAGAGTGATCTAAGGTCACCACTGTCTTTGTAAAGTCTACTGTACCGTCCTCGTTCTTAACAGCATGATGATTCATATAAGCTGTTATAGTTTCTCTTAGTTCATTAACGGTCAGTGGTTCTTCTACAATGTCAATAGGAATCTTAACTCTCTCTTTAGCATGTTCATAGCATACTGCTAGATCTTCATTCGACAACTTTCCATCCGCGCTACATAGGTACTTATATGATTTACCAAGTACACTGGAAAACTCTCTAATTGCAGAAGTACGAGCAAGCATTTCGAACTGAAATTCTAGTACTCTGAACTTCTCATCAGGATTGAGTCTGAACGATTCACGTACAATCTGATCCTTAATTAGAGTTTTTCCACTACCTGGACGACCACCTATTACAGTCATTGAGTGCCATTCAAGACCGTCAGTAGTCGCATCATTAAACTTTTCCCACGGAGTTTTTAAGCTGCGAATGTGACCATCCATTCTACCTTTGAGGTAAACTAAGGAGTCAACGAATCCTTGCTTCTGGTCTTTCCAAAGCTTTTTATTCTCCATATGTAGTGTGATTATCGTTGCTGATCATCGATCCAGCGATGTACAAATCTATAAAATGTATGTGATAAAACCAAGATAAATTCAATAATTAAATACTGAAAAATACTAACATCTATCACAAAATTACTAAGGATCAAGTAGCATATGACCGATAAAATAATCGACGTCAGTAGCTTAGCTATGATCTTTTCTATTTTTAAACTCATACTACTCTTTCTGAAAAATGTGGAGAGTCATCTTGGTCATCTCCGTTTAGTACAATGTCACAACAATTTGCTAATTCAGAATCCCAAGACTTATCTGAATTTTGTTTACGTATAAAATATTGAGAGTTACGCATAAACTTGAAATTGTCTTTTTCGAAACTATCTACATAGTACACTGTGGCTGCTATAATAGTTTTCCAGTCGTACGTGTAGTTCTTAAAGAACCATTTAAATGCTTCTTCAATGTTTCTTTTGTTTACTCTAGCTGGTTTACCAGATGGTAACTTACCTTTAGGAAAAATGTTAAGGAATACATCAACATGATCTAGTGCATTGCTAGCAGAAGTGTCATTCTTAGTCAAACTATCTAAAAGCAAATCACCCTTACTAGTAATTTTAGAACCTTCCATGTAATCCTCACTAATTAGTCCACGTAATTCTAACTGTGGGTTGATATTCTTAGCTAGATTTTTGTTTTTGATACACCATAGTAAATACAACTGGTTCGGTGTAATACTACTAGTTTCTAAAGTTTCAAATAATTGACTGAGTTCCATAGTTGCTAAATTAATCAAGGTGGTCTAAATAATCACTATTTGGATGCTTTTTCATCTGTTTGATAAATTCTTTGTAGATCTTACGGTACTCCAGATTGTTGTAAGCTAGAGCATCTTCGACTACTTGTTTAGAATAGCCAATAGTACAACGATCTCTATTGATTGCTTTAGAAATTTGTACATCACTGTAACCCATTTGACTAGCAAAGTAACATAACATCTGACGAGGTACAACCTCTTTCCTTTGTCTTGAGTTTTTTCTAGCTAATAAACAATTTGGTTCTACAGCTATAGCAACCTCAACAAGTTGGGATAAAGGCAGATTAAAATTCTGAAACACCTCATGATAAGACAGCTTCTTTCCGTCTAGTACGTGACTTAGTGCTTTTTCCACGTTTGCTTGAAACGTTATCAGTGCTGTGTTCAGGTGCTGGTTCAGTATCATTACTGCTTTCTGCAGTTGTTGTTTCTGCTTCTGTTGCTTGGTCATATAATCTTGTGTGTTTAGATTCTATTGCAAAATGCTCTACCTGATTAAGTTTTCTCCTAAAAGAGTTAACTATATCTTCTATGCCAGTCATTTTAATATCGGCATCAGACAATGCATCATGTAAACACTTTCTTTTAAACATTCCTCGATGACTGTTTACAGAGAATTCAACTTCACCATACTTGGTAAGTTGTGCATATACAGTCACTGTTACTTTTTCTACCATTTGATCGTAGGTTTATTTTGTTTCTCTAAAGTACTATTTATCTTATTCCACACATCATCACAATTCCATTCGGATTGCTTCATATACGCTGCACTAGCTGGGTGAGATATTATAAACTTGTAGTTACTATCGGGTACAAAATCAGCAAGTTTTGCTGCTTGCTTACCCATAAACACATAAATTATATTCTGTCTATTCCAAACTAATGCATCTAATAAAGCAACTACGAAAGGAGACCATAGTAGTTGATGACTACCAGGTTTTCCAATAGTTGTAGTAAATGCAGAATTTAATAACAATACACCTTGATTACTCCATCGTATAAGATCCGGATCTGTTGATACTATACCAGTAGTCCTTTTAATAGACTCTTGTATGTATCTTAACGATGCTTCTGATTTACCAGTAATACCACACGAAAATGCAACACCATCTGCTACACCTTCTTGTGGATACGGATCTTGACCGATTATAACCACATTTACATTATCAAAAGGACACACTTCAAAAGCTCTAAATAGATACTTTATCTTAGGTGTGAATCTTTTGTTATCCATTGCTTCTGCTAGTAAAGTATCAAGTATCTTATCCATGTCGGAACTCAACACAAAAGTTTTTAGATACTCGGACCAACCAGCGTCTTTCAATTTCACATACAGTTTTTCTTTTACTTCTTGTAAGTTTACATTTTCTAACATAGATTTGTATAAATTAACTTACGATATGAGCGAAGAACAAACCAACAAAAAACAGCTTGAAGTATTAAAGAAAGACGCTATGGTAAAGGTAGAATTACCTACTGCTTTATATGAACGTCTTAATCAAATAATCTTCGAATTAATTCCTTGTAAAGATCATTCTGAGTTCCTTGGTCTTATTGATATAATCAACAAAGGTGAAGAGAACACAGATGAAAATAGAATTGCTTATCATCTCAAAACTCTGATTCTTACTCAGTTACAGATTGAAAATGCAGCAAGAGAACAGGGATTAACTGAAACTGTTGATGTTGATTTAGATAAGGATCCCGAATTAATATAACGGGAACCCTATCTTATCGCCAATAGATATGCAGGTTTCAATAGCTCTAGATAATTCTTCTTTGCTACAATTAGCAAAAGACTTTTGATCATCTCCTTCTATTAAACCGCACTCTTCTTTTATATACATCTTCATTTCATCTAGAGTATTACCACTATACTCAGCTAGTTCTCTGATACACTTATGAAGCTTGCTCAACTGTGCATAGCTTCCGTTATCTTGAACTATCTCATAGGTAATTGTAACTTTAGATCCTTCAGGTACTTGTTGAAGGAACAAGTCTAACTTAGTCTGTGATATTTTATCAAAACTAAGAGACTTATTTTCCTTCGTCGCTTTTACGCTTACGGGTAACAGGTTTGCCATTGTATGATGTTCTAGGTTGACCTTTATCTTTTCTTGGTTTTCTCTTAAGTTTAGCTAACGCTTGTCTTAAATGATTAACTTCAAGAAAAACATTAGTATACTTATCTATAGCACGATCGTAATCTACTTCCAACTCCTCTACAAGTTGTTTGTAACCACGTGCTTTTAAACCAAGTGTAACTGCTGCAGCAGTAGATGCTACTAAAGCTGCTCCTAAAATAATTGTTGTCATTTTTTACCGTATTTATTTTGTTTAAAATCCTTTATGATTGCTGTAATCTCAGGTAAGTCCATTAAAGGAAGTGTACTCACCTCTTCACCAAACTGTGTTATTGCTCTAACAAAGTCTGTCATATCTAGACCAGGTGTCTCCCAAAAAGCATTGAATAAATGACCATGTTCTTTGAGAACAGTATCCACAAAGTTCTTCATAGTCATCTTAGTCTTGTGTTTGTTAAACCACTTAATACTATCAGTATTATCACATGCATGAATACATACCTCTAAATGCATCATAAGATGCACTACTCTCAGCTTTTCTTCGTCTGTCATACTAGTCTTGTTGTCTTATTTTATCACGTAATTCTTCAAATACAATTACAATAAGTGCAAATATAATGATGAGTAGTACTAGTGGTATCATCCACCATATAGGTAAAGTTATCCACCACCATGACCAATCAATAACACCTGAAAGTTTCAGTGTTAGCAGTACTATAAAGACTATAGCACTTAAAGACAAACCGTTATTTTCCATATCTTTTTACAAATTTATGCATTTGGTACCATTCGTGAAAACTTTTTGTTTCGTGACCCTCTTGACTATGAACACCTTCTACAAAACCATTATTCCATGCGTTATGTAAATCGTTTTTATCATAGCAAACATGCTCTCTAAGCATATCTATCTCAGCATTTTTCATTAATAGCTTTGCATAGAATACAAGAAATAGAGATATGAAACTAACTATTACTATCGCTATTATCAACATCTTTTTGTTTATTAATTATTTTATTAATTTCTGCAAGATGCTCGAGTCTAATAGCTTCAAGCTCTTCTTCTTTTTGTACTTCTTTTACAGATTTAAAGAATTCTTGTAGCATCTTAGGATATACAGGTATGCCAGCAGTCATGATGATTCGCTCATCAAGTTCTTTGTTATTACCTTTACCTATGCCAATGTACCACTTAGTCTCATATCCGTTGTCTACTTTTACAATACCAGTTTTTTCAAACCATATTGAATCTATTATTTTCATAACTTAAAAGCTTTAATTGTGTGTTCAAAAGGATTACCTTCAATGTTCTTTACTATATCTAACATCTGTTGTGCTAACTTTCTAACCTCAACTTGAGCATGCTCACTGTTGCGTAGTTCTTGAAAGTGTGCAAAACTTCTCCAGTTAAACATGACATCCATAGTAATCTGAGAATTAAAAGTCTTAAAGAATCTTGCTGATTCCTTAGCTCTCTTACGTCCTAGAACAGGGGTAAGTTCTCCTAAACACATGTGATATAACGCATTTGATTTTGCAGTATGCTCACTAAGTATTTGTGTCCATCTCTCATCCCAATCTTCAGGCAAGTACATCTTATCTTCTTTCAGTTCCTTGTATCTAGCAGACTCACCATTAATACTTACACCTATACGGTGCTTCAGTAAATGAATATGTGTTGCTTGATCTACAGTAACTAAGAAGTGAAGACTACTCTTCTCAAAGGGTGTGTGGTGTCCCTCACTTGCTAACATATCTAGCAACTTAGGAATACGGTTAACCTTTTCTTCTGTTAAATCTCTACTAGTACTAGTCCATGCAGAACTTGCATGCACTGTGTCATCTCCGTAGAATCCGAGGAGTTCAACTTTATTCTTATGCATATTGACAAATATTATAGATAGATCTTGAGTTATCTTGCTTACGTACAAAATCTATGAGTAAGTATAACCACTCAATCTCATCATACTCTATACGTTTCTTTTCACGAGGTTTGAACTTATACTTAAATCCATTACCGTCATTCTCGAGACTAACTAGTAGTTCACCTTTAGCTTCCTCAGACCATGTAGAACCCATACTTCTCCATAGTTGATGTAATGTTCCATTGTCTGTTTCAACTTCTGTGATTACGTACTCTACATCTTGCTGTAGAGCATCAATTACATAATAGTTTTTCATTTCTTTTTTCCTTTTACAATATGATTTACTTGCTCATAAATATCTTGAGCTTGTTTACCCCAGTACATTTCACACGAGAACTTATTATTCTCTGTTTTACCTGGTATTTCTACAAAGTATGATTGCATCATACCAGCTTGCGAAGTGTATCTATAACACCCATCTTTTATAGGACACTCGGTCCCCTTACATTTTGTTATGTCTGCCATAGTTTTAAAATATATAACGTATTGTACACCAAGGAATTAACACACTGTGTAGTGACTTGAACTCATGTATATACTGTGCTTTTAGTTCACGTTTATACCGAATATTCTCACCACCATACTGTGATATCTTAGCTTCTTGTAACTCAGGAACCCATAGCAGGTCCTCACCGGGAAGATTATTCTCTACATTAAAGAGATGTTTCTTCTCATTATGTGTAAGAAAGATAACCTCACACTTCATCTGTTCTTTTGCAGCTGGAGAAACTTTCTCATCTATTAGCATAAACAAATCCCGGTACTCTTCTAACCAACCATCAGTCACTATAACAGGACTAAAGTTTAGATGTACCTCGTAACCATCTATAAGTAACATAGTAATCTGATCAATTCTTTCTATTATACTAGGAGTATTAGGTTCTAGTATACTAGCATACTTCTGTGGCATCAAACTAACACGGAGTCTAACCTTATCATTAAGTAAACCTAGTTGTTTGTTGAATATATCAGGCATCACATGTTTAGTAGCAAAAGATGCTTTAGCACGATCGTGTTTCTTAAAGAAGTCAAAGATTTCTACTAAAGGTAACTGTCTAGCATGCAGTCCTATATCTACATTACAACCAATGTCATACGTAATAAACGTACTATCTGTTTGATTAGGTTTCTCATCAGTAGCAAACCATGCGTGATGGTCTATAGCTGTAAGAATGTCATTTACATTTTTATAAAATACTACACCTTCTGTTACGTGTCTCTTACAATAACAGTAACTACAGTTATATCCACACCCAAATGCAAAACTCGGGGTAATATAATCCGTACTACGTCCAGAAGGTTTAATCTCCATACTCTGTAAAGAAGCATGTTTGATTAGTTTTTCTGTACTCATGTTTAATTATTTGCAGTCAGGACAGGATTCGAACCTGTATATCTGCCAACTTACGTTGTTTAGGTTCATACCTTACAGTGCTTTACCATTCCACCACCTGACTATGTTGTTTAGTGGGACTCATACCACCATGCTTCATTGCCTTGTATCATGTTTTTTTGTTTAAGTTAATTTGTTTAGTAGTCAGGATAGGATTCGAACCTATAAATGAGCGTAGTTCTCATACAACATCGCATGTTGCCACCTGACTATGTTTGAGGGAGAGAACCCCTCTGTGTTGTAGTGTACGATTATGTTTTCCATAATTCAAGTAATGCCACTCATCTTTATATTCCTTTCTCAAGGGACAACATATTTGTTGTTGGGCAAGACTCAAACTTGCATCTTCTGCAGTGCAGATGTTTTACTCCATTAAACTATCCAACATTGCCTTTTTGAACGACGTCGAGAAGGCTAACTCTATCTCCTATACGATGAGAACAGTAATTTGAGCTTGTGTCAGAGGCTTCCTGTGTTTTACGATCCACTCGCGAGCGTGGCTAATTTTTACCAAACAATAATTACCATCTG